GCAGGCTCTTGTTTCATTGCTTCTATGCTCACTTTTCTAGCCTTTCTACGCGCTCTGTAAGCGCTTTAACTGCAATGGTTAATGCCAACACCTCGGCTTGCAATTTAGCCTCTTTAGAAGGCGATTTAAGCAATTCTTGTTTGACTTTTGACCTACGCTCTATTTCGTTAAACGCTTCATCTTCTTCTGTTGGGCGGTGTGGGATGGATATGCCAATCGGTCTCATATTTCTCCAATCATTTTCTTAATCGTAAACAAGTCTTTGTACTGCGGATATAGGGCTATCCATAACCGAGCATAAAAAGCGATGTAGTCGTTACTGATTTTGAAGTCATCGCCCGTTGTCACGATAGAAACCTCCCAACGAATTCGATTGATGATTAGCCAATGACTAATCTTCTTTCTGCCGCGTTGGATGGCTTCTAGCGAAAACTTCTCAAAGTATTGCCAGACTTCGGGATTGGCTTTGTGCCATTCCCACCAGTCTTTCTTTCTTTGCTCAAAACTCAATGTCATCAAAGTCTGCCTTGGCATCTTTGGGTCGCGGTGCGTTCATGTATGCCCAACCTGACCAGCCACCTTCGACAACTGGTATGCAATCAAACTTGAGCATTGGTCCGTTTTTAGTCTCAATAACAGAACCGATGCGCTGATAGCGGTTCTTTTCTTGGCCATCTTTGTTGGTGTACTTGCCTGTGATAACAGAGACTTCGTATTGTGTTCTAGACATTTTTTGCTTTCAAGTTGTTTAATTTATTTACTTTTTCATCAACTTCTTTTAGGAATTTGATAACTTCTTCTTCTAGTATTGCCACATAAGGCGCATCAAACTCGACACGCTTTACAAACAACTGAAGGTCTTGCCTGATGCGTGGGTCAAATGACACGTAGTCACACCATTGGCGTTGGGCGCAGGCCATTTGGAACTGCATTTGGGCGTAATACCTAGCAGGGATAACTTCTGTCAACAAAGTCTCGATGTGCGTACTTGTCTGGGGCGCTTTGATTTCGATGCAACCAAAAAGCCCCACATAACCATCAGGACTTGCGCCAGCCATCTCAATGCGTGGATGCTGTACAAACCCTACTTCCTCGACCATTACATCGGCATAAGCCTCATAAGCCGAGCGAGCCAGCGGCTCAGTATCAATTCCATGCTGGATGGCCGCATTGGTAAACGACTCTGCCTTTTGGCCAGACAGTCGCTCGCATACCAACTGGGTCATATAACTTTCCCTGGTGGCGCTGTAACCCGTCTTTGTCTTGGCCATCACATCGGATACCTTTGAGGCAGTAACCTTGCCCAAACGGGCGGCAAACCATTCCTCGGTGCGTTGTTCTATATCGCTCATTTGAGTTTCCTTTTCATTAAATCTTTTGCGCCAGTTACGGCTTCTAACCATTCTTTGTCTGTGCCTGCGGCTTTGTAGGCTTCTTTAAAACGCGCTTGGAGTTCCTCGACATTCGCAGACTCACTAATCGCTGTGATGTGGTCCTGCATGGCGTTGTGATTGACCTTTGATTTAGGCATCACTTCATGCGTGTGATTTTCTGTATCGTTATCGCCTTCTGTGGGGATAGAGAAGGCTTGCATGGCCGCGTATTTGTAAGCGGCTGACATGGCCTTGTTGGTGGCTTTATCGCCAGAATCCATTGCTTCGCCAAATGTGCGGATAGTGTGCTTAGAACCATCTTCAGCGGCCACCAGGTCAAACTCTGCCTCAACAGTCACATAGAAAAGGTTGCCACCAGACTTGGACATTCTTTCCTCGCAGTTCCTGGCCAACATCCGTGGAAGGATGCAAAGCCCATGTGTGGCCAATAGCGGTGAGAGGGCGTTAAACACATCGTCAATGCCCCTAAATTTGTAGCCTGCGCCTTGGCTATTGGTACGGGCTTTAGAGATGCCTACGCGGGCTAAATCAGCCTGCACTTTGTTAATTGCTTGATAGACTTTCATTTAGTTTCCTGTGATTAAAAGGGCAAAGATAAGACCAGAGACAAAGCCTGAGAGCCAGAAAATTACCTGGTCAGCCTTGCTGGGGCGTGTGGGTGTGTAAGGGCCTTCAATGGCGTTTTGGGTGTAATTAGAGTGCTTCATAGTGTTTGCTTTCATAACGGGCAAGTGCATAGTCAAGTTTGTCGTTGTCGACTTGTTCTTGGATGGCTTTGGCGTAACCGCGCTCAAGTGATTGGATTACTGTGTCACGCAGTAAGTCGGTGATAAGTGCGTCACCGATATAGACAAACCACAAGTTGGCTGTGGATGGGTCAAAGTAGCACTCAAGGTCTAAGCCTGGTGCATCGTGGTGTTCGCACACCATGCAGTCAAATTCAGCGTGTTCTTTTTTCATGCTGATTCCTAGCGAGTTATATACAACAAACTGCCGTTTGCAATCGCTTTGTCACGGGCGGGATAATTAAACATCTGGACAACATAATTGTCCTTATCACGCACAACCATATAGTTGCGGTATTGCATTTCGTAAATGCTTTTTTGTTGTAGGCGTTCTGCCTCTTGTATGGCTTGGTTAACCAAGTACCAACTGTTCGTAATGTTCATACTAACTCCTAAAAGACCGCTTGCTATGTGCTACGGCATGGAAAGAAGTATAAGCCAACTTATCGGGTTTTCAACAATTATTTTGTAGGGATAAACCCTTAATGTTTGTTTTTAGCAACCGACATATAATTTGGCTTATGGATAAGCACAAGTTTATAGCATTGGCAGGCTCACAGCGTGACCTTGCCAAACTATTGGGGATTAGCCAGGCGGCTGTATCTCAATGGAAGAAAGTCCCACAACAAAGGATATGGCAGTTGCAGTTGCTTAAACCAAGTTGGTTTGCCTAGAATGTATAATGGAGGCTAGGCTACCCTTAGCGGGGGAAAAGGCGATTCGTTACCGCCCTGCCATAGTTTCCTTGTGAGTAACGACAACCGAGAACGTCAGGTTATATGCATTACTATCAATTTCACATTGGTGACTACAAGTCACATACAAGCCATTTGTCCGTCATTGAGGACATTGCTTATCGAAGGCTTTTGGATTTTTACTATCTCCACGAAAAGCCAATAAAACAACACAATATTGCCCGTCAGATTGGGATGCGTGAATACGAGCAAGAAGTTTTATCTATTCTTGACGAATTCTTTTTATCCACAACAGATGGGTTTGTCAGTCCTAGAGCGAATAAAGAAATAGAGCATTATCACTCGAAGATTGAACAAGCGTCTAAGGCTGGTAAAGCGTCTGCTGAACGAAGGTTCAACGCCCGTTCAACGGATGTTCAACCAACCAATAACCAAGAACCAATAACCATTAACCATAAACCAGATATATCTATTAGCCCACCTAGCGGTGAGCCAGAGATAGGAAATGGTTTACCAAAATGTAATCACCAAGGGGTCATAGACCTTTATCACAAGCACTTGCCGACTCTTCGTAGGGTAGAAGTCTGGAACGAAACCCGTAAGGGCTACTTACGCCAAAGGTGGCGTGAGGTGGCTGATGAACTATCTAAGACCAAGACTGTGGAAGCCTCGGACATTTTGGGATGGTTTGCAGAGTTCTTTGACCACATCGGTACATCCAAGTTCTTGATGGGCAAGGTCAACAGCAAAGACGGGCGGTCTTTTTATGCCGACCTAGAGTGGATTCTTAAACCAAGCAATTTCGCAAAAATCGTAGAGGGAAAATATCATGGCTCTAACTAATTTCAAAAGCAATGTAAAACAAGAATCAGAGTTTGACGAAGTTCAGCGTCTGATGTGTTCTGTGTCTGGTTGCCCAAATCGTTGGTCAGTCCATATTAGCGGTGATAAGCCAAAGTGTTCCAAGCACCAATGGGAGAAAAACCCAAGCGACTACAAGCGCCCTACCCATTTCAAGCCAGTTACTCAGACTGTCCAACAATGGTATGAAAGGGAAGATTTTTGATGCAAGTTTTACCAATAAAAAACGAGGAAACAGAGCCTTGGTTATTGCAAAAGCACTATGCCAAGCGTATGCCTCAAATCATGTTTGCCTTTGGTCTTTACCAAGAATCTAGTCTTGTTGGTGTCATTACTTACGGAATCCCTGCTTCGCCCGCCCTTTGTATGGGTATCTGTGGCAAGGAATATTCGAGCAAAGTTTTGGAACTAAACAGGGTTTGCTTGGAGACAAATGAAAAAAACTGGGCATCTTTTCTTGTGGCTAACAGCATGAAACTACTTCCCAAGCCATCAATCGTGGTTTCCTATGCCGACACCGCCCAAGGTCATGTAGGTTATGTTTATCAATCCACAAACTTTCTTTACACGGGGTTATCTGCCAACAGAGTCGATTGGACAATTAAAGGTCAAGAACATAAGCACTCTAAAACCATAAGTGATGGCATGACTTTAGAGGAAATTAAGGCAGAGCATGGCGATGATTTCTACTACACGGAACGCTCTAGAAAACACCGATACATCTTTTTTGTAGGTACAAAGCGCGATAAAAAAGAACTTAACTCAAAACTTAAATATCCTGTAAAACCATATCCAAAAGGGGATTCAAAGCACTATGACTCTGGTGGTGTTGTCAACAAACAAGAACTTTTATTTATATGACAAAGACTCAAGCCCATGCCATCCTCGATAAATGCAAAGAATCCTATGTGTCCTTGGCTGAAACAAATCAAGCCTTGGAACGGACAGGGGATTTATGTCGAGCATTTAGCCCAACATTACGCTTTGATGGCAATGAACAAAGGAACAATCGACCATGCCAGACACATGACAAAACTGCTGAAGTCGGATTTTCCTACTCTCGGTATCTTGATTGTTCAAAAATTGAAGGAGTTAAAAGTTGATTCGCAGAGCAACTCTTGAGGATATGAATTACATCGTAAGTCTTTCCAAAAAAGAAAGTCTTTGCCTTGGCTTTATTCCTAAAACTGCTTATGAGGCTGCCATTACGGGGTTCAAGGGCGGTAAACGATGGAGTAACACTTGTAATGACAAACTGTTTGTTTGCGTAGAAAACAATGATTTAGTTGGTTTTGTGATGTTTAGTTATGGTAGATATGCCAAGGTCAACCAAATTTGTATTCAAGAAGATGCCAGATTGATTCAACGGGGTCAGGCTTTACTAAGTGCAGGCATTTCGCATGGAAACCTAAGAGGTATAGAAGATTTTTCTTGTGGTTGTGCCGATGACTTGCCAAGCAATTTCTTTTGGAAACAAATGGGGTGGGTAAAAGTCGGTGAACGCCAAGGCATAAGCCACAAAAACACATGGAAAGAAACATCTAAGCGTAAAGTGAACATTTACCGCTATATGACTAGCAGTTTGTTTACAAATGACTTTGGGCTTATTTTGCCCAAAGAAAATGTGACATTGATTGTTTAAAGGAATATATGAGCCTAGTAGTGACATTCACAGTTGATGGTGACCCTGTGCCAAAGGGCCGACCACGATTTGCCAGGCGCGGTCAGTTTGTGCAAACTTACACCGATGCCAAGACAATTGATTACGAAACCCATGTGGCACTTAAAGCCCGACAAGCAATTGGCGCTTCAGACCCGCTAAAAGGGGCATTAACTGTGTTTTTGTACCTTCGCTTTGCCGTTCCCCCTTCTTACTCAAAAAGGCGCAAGGAAGCCTGTTTAGCGGGTTTGGAATATCCAAAACGCGTGGATATAGATAATTGCTACAAAAGTATTACTGACGCAATAAATGGAATTGTATATGTTGATGATTCGCAGATTGTCGAGGCGCACATCAAAAAGGTTTATGCCGAGGATGCTGGCGCAAATGTGATGGTGCAAGAATGCGATTCGATTTAACAAGTGAAGCGCAGGCTAAGTCTTTGATGGTCAGCCTGTGGCCAAAGGTTCTGACCGCCCTAAATGCTGGCAAACAGTTAACTTTGGAAATCAAAACTGGGAACAAAAGCCGTGAACAAGAGGAAAAGTATCACGCCATGATTGGCGAAATAGCCAAACAAGCCAGCCACTTGGGTGCAAAATGGGATGCCGAGGATTGGAAACGCCTACTGGTTGACCAGTTCATAAAAGACATAAATGTGGGCGGTAGCAAAATAATCCCAAGCCTTGATGGAACTGGAATAGTGCAACTTGGATTTCAAACACGGAAATTTACAAAGGAACAGGCCACCGAGTTCGTGGAATTTTTACTCGCGTGGGGGGCAGAGCATGGCATCACCTATTCCCAAGTTTAATTACTTCAGAAGCAAGAACCACCTAAAGAATGTGGCTGACTTGCCTTGCCAACATTGCGGTGCAGAGGGTCAAACACAAGCGGCACACAGTAACTGGGCTAAACACGGCAAAGGGCGTGGGATAAAGGCTTCAGACGAATACACAGCGGCTTTGTGCTACCCATGCCATGCACAGTTAGACCAAGGAATGTGTTTGTCTAAAGAAGAACGCCAGGCTATGTGGGACAACGCACACGAAAAAACCCTGCAAGAACTACAAAAGCGGGGTTTATGGCTAAAATAAACTTAGTATCAACACGCATGGGGATTGTGTTTGACGCTATGCACACAGCATAGAAAGTCAGTAGTCTCCAGCCGTGTTGGTAGCCGTAATAAGGGTTAGCGCCTTATTTTCCTTGAATTGTGCAAATACCAAGGAAGTTGAACATCTCTGCTTTATGAGGGCGGCTATCAACTACTTACGAAGTGCAGGAATTCCTGCTTGTGGCTGTGCTTCATGGCTTCTGTGCATAGGATGAGCGTGAGCCATATCTGTCTTTTCATGCTCTTTTAACTCTTTTTCAAGTTCAGCAACCTTACGAGATTCTTTTTTGTATTCCCGTTCCATCACATAGTGACCGCCAGTTGTAGGTTGGCGTTTTGACTCGGTAATTTTAAAATTTGTAGGCATTGAAAAAACTCCTATAATGGTATGGACATTGTACAATGTCGATTAACCTTGCAAGGAAATATCATGGGAAAAATGGACAAAGAAATGTTTAAGTCTGGTGCATCAGGCGAAAA